GTGGAGTGGTGATCATTATTGCTTTACGAACAGGGATAGTTTGGCTCGTAGCATGATTAAGAACGGTTTGTTGGAGATTGTTGATTAAATTTTGTGTAGCTGTTAGGATGCCGAGTAAGTTCGTTTAGGAGAATTTGCTGGATGCCTGCAGTTAAGACTGGATTTACTCCCCCGCCTATGCCCGGAATGCCTGCTCCGATGCAGCCTATGGGTGGTGTTCCGCCGATGCAGAATCCGTTTGCACCTATGCCACCGCTGCCGTTGGCGGGTATGCCGCCACCCCCTATGCCTATGCCGCAGGGACAGCCTATGCCACAGACGGCACAGGGACAGCCTATGATGGGATCGACTGCTGGTCGTCGTCGTCGTTTTGGTGATGCATTAGAGGGGATGTTGGGTCGCAATCAGGGTATTGGAGCGGTGCCTCAAAGGCCGTTGCCTATGCCGCCGATGATGCCTCAACAGCGCATGGTTGCGCCGGGTACTCCGATGATGCGGACCCCGAGTCCCCGTCCTATGGCGATGGGTGGAGAGGTTGATATATTTGGCTATGAGGATGGCGGACCTGTTGTGCAGGGTTATAAGCCGGGCGGCGAAGTAAGTGCTATGTCTCTCAGGGATCAGATGTTGGATGCGGTTGAGAAGAACTCAAACGCGGAGTTGGCTGGTGATTACACCAAGCAGATAAAGCAGCTTTTCCAAGATTATGCTGATAGAGCGCCGGGTACATACGAAGAAAACCGTGACGCGCTCAAGGCTTTTAAAGCTGAACACGCCAGATTGAAGTCGTTGCAACAAGAGGCGGCTAATCGTGGCATAGTTACGGGTAGGGATATATTTAATCCTGAGAGGTTTTTAAATAAGCCAAGGCTTGATGAGTTTGCTGAAGCTGCGGGTATTTCTTTTAATGAAGCGGCAAATGCTATGCGTTCTGAGATAGGAGAAAACACGGATGCCCGTGATTGGTCTGCTATTATGGCGAGTGACAATCCTTATCAGGCTGCGATGGATGCAAAGCAGGCACAGATAGAGGCTTTTGACCCTCGGCATTTTAGGGAGGTTGTCCTTGAACGTGCCGCCACTAATCCCTTTGGAGATGCGGCGGCGGGTTCTAAGTATTTGTTAAATTTAGACGAGAAGACTTCTAACTATTTAACGAATAAACTTACATCGACTCCTCGTGAACTTCGTACGGCGGAACGGATTATGGGTTACAACCCAGAAACGGGGATGACAGATGTTGCGGTTTATTACAAAAACCCTAACACTACTACGCCCTACATAGACAAGCAGAGGTTTATTTTTGAAAACCAGCCCTATAAGTTTCCTTCTGGGGAGTTTGACCCAAGTGCTTTAGAGAATTTGCCTAATTACGCGAGTGATTTTCAGTCTGTAACGGGGGCATTGCCTACGGTTCAGGATTTTGCTGATTATGGTTATACTGATCCTGAAGCGAGTTTTGAGGGAATTTATGGGGCTGAGGGTGTTGATCTTGTTGGCTCTGTTGATTCTGTTTTGTCTACTGATCCAGCGGTGTATGCTGGTGATGTTATTGGTTCTGGTGTGAATACGTCTTTATATTCTCAGAGTCCTTTATTTAGTAGTCCTGAGATTGGTGAGATTAATTTACCTGAACGACCTGCTGATTTAAATATTTTTGATTATCTTAGTGAGCCTACATATGGTTCGTTCCCTGTTTATGGCATGGCTGACGGTGGTTCTGTACAGAGTTATCAGCCGAGCGGCGAAGTGAGTGCCATGGACCTTAGAGATAAGTTGTTAGCGGCGACATCTGGGGATTCTGGTACTGTTTCTGGTTCGGATGAGGTTTCTTCTGTTCAGCCATCTAATTTGGAATCTACTTCTGATGCGGCTGCGGGTGAGATTTATTTTGAAGATTTGAGTCCTTTAAGGCAGCAGATGATGCAAGACATCATAAGCAAAACTGAAAAGAACTTAGGGCAGACAATAGGGGAAACGGCGGAGTATTACGACCAAGAAGCTGTAGATGATAAAACAAGAAAACTAAATCGTTTCAAGCGTATGCTGGAGGGAGATCAGGCTCTTTCTGAGGGCATGTTGATGGGAATTAACATGAAAGCAAAAGATGCTCTAGAAGACGACTTTAAAGCTTTGTTCGAAGACCCAAGTTACGAAAGCATTTATGACCACTATAGCCACCCTTATTCTGAGGCGTTTGATTTATTAAATATAGTGGAGTTTAATAATAGCCGTGATCCGAGGGACTGGGAAAAGATCATGGCGTCTTCTGATCCGATTGCGGCGGCTAGATTAGCGACAAAACAGGCTATTGAAGCGGGGGCATTTAGTAAGAATCCGAAGCCCAGCTATATGACGAGTTCTGGTTATGTAAATCCAAATAATATTCTTGGTCAAGTTGGCCCGGTTATGCTTTATAGGGACAAGAAAGGCAGGGAACGGTTTAGAATTACTGACCCGAGTGAAAGTACGCCAATACGATTTACAGATTTAGGTTATACGCCTGAAACTGCTATGCAGCGTTTGCAGCGTTTTGGTTATGGTTTAAGCCAAGATCAGATTGATCAGTTACGAGAGCTTGCTTATGAGAATTATGGCCCTGACAGTGCGAATCCATTGGGTGCTGGCTCTGGTATATTCCAAGTTGTTGATAACATAACTCCCTTTGGTCAGTATTCACCGGAGTTGTTGGCGCAAAATTTCCTAGCTACTGGCGTTGATCCTAACGTTTATAAGAATGTTGAGTGGCAGGGGCCACAGGCATACAAGGCGGCAGAAGAACAAAAGGCGTATGAGCGCATGTTGAAAGAGCAAGGCTTGCCGTTAACGCAGCCTTCTTCTGGTACTCCTACTCAAATGAGTTCTGGAATTGCGATTCCTTTGCCTTCTTTGTCTACTTTTGATCAGCAGGTTTCTTCTAGCACTCCTTCTACGGTTTCATATTCTCAAAGTCCTTTGTTTAGCAGTTCTGAGATTGGCGCGATTAATTTGCCTTCGGCTCCATCTGAATTGGATATTTTTGATTATCTTGGTGATCCGACTTATGGATCGTTGTTGGATAAGCAGATTTATGGCATGCGCGATGGTGGAGCGGTACCTCGTCAGACAATGATTGGCGATCAGCCGCATATGTTGGCGTATATTAACCCGCAGGAAGCGGATTTGTTGAAGGATTTGGGTGGTTCTGGAGAGCCGGGTCCGGGTGGTATTCCTGCGTATGATTGGAGTTGGTCTGAATCTAGTTGGAATCCTAAGAACTGGGGCGGCGGGGGTAATGATAACTCTTCTTCCGCATCTACTAATAATGATGACTCAGGCGGTGGTAAGTTTGAAGATAGTCGTTCCGATTTGGAATCGGCGGGTTACACGGTTAGTGACGATGGTAACGCTGTTTACAGTAGCACGGGTCAGGTAGCTGGTGCTAACTGGAGTGGGTCGGGTACTGTTAACAGCATTGTGGAGTCTAATCAGAATAACTCTTCTGACGATAACGTTACGGCTCGTGTATCTGGTATGAGTTCTGGTCGTGGTCGTAATTTAGATGCTGATCTTGGTATTGGCATGTCTAGTAACACTGTAACTGCGGATCAGTTATCGTCTGGTGAGGGTACGACCACGTATGACACTGGTGGCGGCGGCAGTGTGACTGTTGCGACTGGTTCTAGCATTGATGATATTTTGAGTTCAGCTTCTAGCGATGATGGCGGCTCGTCTGTCATGGATGTTATTGCGCCGTCTTCTGTTTATACACCGCCTGCTCCTACATATACGGATCGTTTTGGTCGTAAGTATAGATCTCAAGCTGAGGCTGACGCGGCGGATCGTGCGTTTGCTGCTCAGTTGGCTTCTTATGGTTCTGGCAAAGTTGGCTTTGATCGTTTTAAGGCTGATGCTGCTGCGACATTCCCGGGTCGTAGTCGTGAGGAAACTGATCGTATGGCTGCGAGAGCGTATCCTGATTTTGTTGAAGATTACTCTCGTGATATTAACATCTTTGATCCTGCGCCGTTTAGCTACACTGGTATTGGCGGCATTGGTGCTGGTCCTGAAGGTGGTAGCCTTGGTATTACGCCTGCGCCGATTACGACTTCTGACATTAGCACTGATGTATCTAGACTAAATGTTGGTCCAGCGGGTCCGTCTGACATTGAAGCGGATTTGTTTGGCACTGGTTTGGGCAGTGATATTTTGAGTCTTGATACACCATCTGCGGCTACGATGTATCCGTATGATGTGCCTGCGTCTGTTTTGGCGGATCAGTTGCGCGGTGGTCCATTGACTCCGGGCATGATTCCGCCTGACGATTCTGTTTCTAGACCTGCGGTTGATCAGCCTTTGACTGACGATGACATGGGTCTACCGAGTGGTCCTGTTACTGATTTACAGCGTGGCTTGGGTCGCATTGCCGCGCGTGATGCTGATATGGACCCATTTGGCACTGGAACGCAGGTTTCGTTGCAGGATGTTAAGGATCGTGTTGCTCGTGCTGAGGGCACGGCTGATGAGGGCGGTTATGGTCGTCTTCTTGGGAATCAAGAGGGCCGCTTTGGCGTTGATTTGACGGATATGACTGTTCAAGAGGTCTTGGACTTCCAGAAGCAGCGTGGCCCGGGTTCTTACGCTGAGTATTCACAAGGCGTTAATAAGCAGCGTGGTATGACTCGTGCGGATGGTTCTGGTGTGATTTCTACGCCTGCTGGTAAGTATCAGGTTGTTGGCGCAACTCTTGAGGACTTAATTGACAAGGGTGTTGTTGATCCAAACGCTAAGTTTGATGAGGGTACTCAAGAGAAAATTGGTTCTTACTTGATTGCGGAGCGCCGTGGTCTGAATGACTTGCAAGCTGGTAATATTACGCGTGAGCAGTTTGAAGAGAACCTTGGCAAAGAGTTTGAGGGCATTAAGCGCGGCTTGGATAAGGGCGCGGGTTCTACATCTGCGGTTATTGCGGCTGCGAGTGAGACTGGCAAACAGGCTGAAGTAGATCGTCGTGATGAAAACGTTGAGAAAATTAAGGCTCAAATTGGCGATCAGGCGGACCCGACTGGCGTTGAGAGCTTTTTCTATAACGTTATTGGTCAGTTGGGTCTTGGCCTTGGCAAGCCTTTGGCTGATAAGTTGCGTGGCGCAAGCCGTGAGGAGCGTCAGGCGATTATTGATCAGCATTTGTATGCGTTACAGAATGGCGCGACACCGAAGACTGATGAAGAGGGTAACTACATTGGGTTTGATATAAGCACTATGGATACTTTTGCAGATAAGGTCTTGGGAGCTGAGGATATTTCTACATTCTTGCCCGGTGGTGCTGAGGATGCCGATGGTGATGGTGTACCTGATTATGTTCGTTTTGGTCAGGTCTATGACGCACAATCAACGGCTGCAAACATAGACCCATATGGTATGTCAACAGAGCAAGGATTTATTACCTCAGATGGTCGTGAGTTCTTTGTTGATGCGACTGGCAATGTTGTTGAGATCACAGATGGCGTGGTTCCATTTGAAGTCGGCGGTGGTGATGACGCAGCAGCGGCTTTTGGAGTGACTGAAACAACCACTGGCGGTGACGATGAAGCAGTGAAAGAGAAAAACCACGTAGATGGCGTTTGTAACAATCCAGACTATGTTTACAACCCTGAGACAGACATGTGTGAGCCACCTGCTGAAGAAGAGGGTTCTGACACAGTTTCATCTCCGATTACAACTGCGATTACGCCTCGTAGCTTTGATGAGGTTTTGAGAAGCGTTGTTGTTCCTGCACCTGATATTGCGCCGATTTCTGCTAATATCCGTCCTATGCAGGGTGGTGGCATGGCAGGTTTGAATCGCGCAGCGGATAATTTCTTAAAGGCTCTAGCGGGGTAGAGTATGAATGAACTTAGTGATTTTACTAAGTTTCTAACTGACGAAGAGTTAGCGAAAGTCGCTCCTATGTTGGAGCGGCTTAAAACGTTAGATGACAGGTCAGAAAAGCAAGATAACTTTATGAATTTTGTGAAGCATGTTTGGCCTCAGTTTATTGAGGGCAGGCACCACAAGATTTACGCTCAGAAGCTGCAGGATGTGGCTGATGGCAAGTTGAAGCGTTTGATTGTAAATATGCCGCCTCGACATACGAAGTCTGAGTTTGCGAGTTATTTGTTTCCAACGTGGCTGATGGGCAAGCGTCCTGATTTGAAGATTATTCAGGCGACTCACACGGCTGAACTGGCTGTTGGCTTTGGTCGTAAGGTTAAGAACTTAATTGATAGCGAGGAGTTTCGTGATGTCTTCCCTGAAGTTAGTCTTGCAACAGATGCGAAAGCGAGTGGACGCTGGAGTACGAATGGTGGCGGAGAATATTACGCGGTTGGTGTCGGCGGTGCGCTTGCAGGTCGCGGTGCTGATCTCGCGATTATTGACGATCCTGTCTCGGAACAAGACGCGCTAAGTGTAACTGCGCTAGATAACATCTACGAGTGGTATACATCTGGTCCTCGACAGCGTTTGCAACCCGGCGGTGCGATTATCATTGTGATGACGCGGTGGTCGATTCGTGACCTGACTGCGAAGGTTTTGCAAAAGCAGAGCGAAAAAGGTGCTGATAAGTGGGAAGTTGTGGAATTTCCTGCGATTATGCCCAAAGGTGGTCCACTTTGGCCTGAATTTTGGTCTTTAGATGAGCTTGAGAGCGTCAAAGCCTCTATCCCTGTGGGTAAATGGAATGCCCAATATATGCAGAACCCTACTGCGGAAGAGGGTGCGATTATCAAAAGGGAGTGGTGGAACCTGTGGGAAAAGGATGATCCGCCGCCTTGTAGCTATATTATTCAGTCTTACGATACTGCGTTTAGTAAGAGTGACAGGGCTGACTACTCTGCGATAACGACTTGGGGTGTTTTTCACCATGAGGAGACAGGCGAGGATCATATTATCTTGCTTGATGCTGTTAGGGGCAGGTGGGAGTTTCCTGAATTAAAGGCTGCGGCCCATGATTTGTGGGAAGAGTTTGATCCTGATATGATTTTGATTGAACAGAAGGGTTCTGGGATGCCGTTGACGCAGGAGTTGAGGCGTATGGGTATTCCTGTAACGCCGTTTACTCCGGGTCGTGGTGCGGACAAGTTTACGCGGATGCATGCCTGTGCGCCCGTGTTTGAAAGTGGTATGGTGTGGGCACCTGAGACTAATTTTGCTGATGAGGTGCTGGAAGAATGCGCTGCATTTCCGAATGGTGAACATGATGACTTGGCGGATTCGATGACTCAGGCTATACTGCGTTTTAGACAGGGTGGTTTTATCACCACTCCAACTGACTATGATGATGACGATGAGTTTCGTTTTAGAAGAAAGAGAGAGTACTACTAATGGCTAATCGCACAGTAAGTCCGCGCCCTAAGTTGCGCCCCGGTTCGAGCAGAGCGACTTCTCCTCGTCCTAAGTTACGTCCTGCAGATATGGGAGCAGCGTCAACTGGTCCTTCAACACGCGGAAAAAGTATTGGCGGCATGAAGGGTGGAAGCACTCGTGGTGTAGACCCTGCTGATAACTATAGCGCAGAAGACCTTTTGATGCTTCTTGGTTCTATGGCAAGTCCTGCAGGTGGAGCGGCTAGAGGTGCATCAAGGGCTGCAAAGAAAGTCATGGGCAAAAAGTACGGCGGCAAGGTACGTGCAATGCAAAACGGTGGCGCGGTTATGAATGGTCGTGGCCCTAAGTACAAAGGACAGAGCTAATGGCAAGTTCAACACGCGGCGGCAAACGTGGTAAAAAAAGCAAAGCGCTAAAGATGTATAAAACGCCCGGAGGAGCTATGCAGTATGGCACTCCAGATGCTTTTCGTAGAGCGGCAGCGGCTGTACCTTCTTCGCGCGAATATGATGATAAAGAATATAATGCGTATGATACAGCACTTGCTGGTTGGGCTGGAGCGATGTCAGAAAAGCACGGTGCGGACGATTTTTCTGAGAGAATGGAACGTAGAAATCAGGCAAAAGTTCAAGAAAGAAAAAAGAAAAGCGTTCAAAACAAAATGTACGGCGGCAAAGTCACCAAGATGGAAGGCGGTGGCAAAGTCCCAAGCAAGTACAAAGGCTTTTCTAAACTGCCAGAAAATGTTCAGCGTCAGATGGATTCTGGACTTGCTGAAAAGTATGAGTACGGTGGAAAAGTTGGCGGTTGCCGTGGTGGTGGTGCCGCTATTCGTGGAACTAAATTCTCAGGATGTAAATAATGGCAAATATCGTCATCAAAATTGATATGGAAGAATTGTCTTCTGGCATTAACCAAGTCGTTGATGACGATTACGAAGATGATTTTGCTTGTCCTCTTGTGACTCACGATGAGGAAACAAACGAGGATCACAAGCAATATGCTATGGATGAGTTTTCATATGGCCCATCACCTAAGAACTGGGAAAAGAAACCAGAGAAGTGTGGCATTTGTGAATACTACAACATCCGTAGCGAAATGATGGACTGCATTGAGCAAGGCATGGGCGAGTCATATGGTGTGGGATACTGCACAAAACTTGACTTTGTTTGCTCTGCCGAGAATACATGTAATGCGTATGAGGCAGGCGGTCCTATGACAGACTACGATGATATTGATGAGATGGAGCCTCTACAGGGCGGATCGAAGGATATCTTTTAATGAAGTTGGGGCGTGGGATATCCAATGGGACATCTCCCTGCCCATTGGCGCAGACGCTCCCTCAAGCGTTACTGCTCCGCGATGGTAGAGCGACCCTCGCTCCAACACCTAAAGGGAAATTAAAATGGCTATAGAACGTGATGCAGGTCCGGGTGGAATGATGGAGCAACCGCCCATGATTGAGGGCGAAGATGTTCTTGTAGAAGAACTGGGGCAGTCTCCCGGCATTTATGAGTTTGATGATGGGTCTGCCATTGTTGGTGAATACACTGAGATGGAAGAAACTCAGGCAATTGCGTTTGATTCAAACCTAGCAGAATTTATGGATGACTCTGATCTTGGTCAGATTTCATCTACTTTGACTGGCGATATTGATGATGACTTTTCATCTCGCCAAGACTGGGAAGATACCTACAAGAAGGGTCTAGAGTTTTTAGGCATGCAGTATGAGGAGCGTGTTGAGCCGTTTGAGGGTTCATCTGGCGTTATTCACCCGTTGCTTGCTGAAAGTGTAACGCAGTTTCAAGCGCAGGCGTATCGTGAGATGTTGCCTGCCAGTGGTCCTATTAGAACGCAAGTTGTTGGTGCGCAGAGCGAAATGCTGACAAAGCAGGCAGAGCGCGTCAAAGACTACATGAACTACATGATTACATACGAGATGGAAGAGTATGATCCTGAAATGGATCAGATGCTGTTCTATCTGCCAGTCATTGGCTCTACGTTTAAGAAAGTTTACTTTGATCCACTAAAGGGTCGTGCGGTTAGTCAGTTTGTTCACGCTGAAGACTTGGTTGTGCCTTATGGCGCAGTTGATCTGGCAACAAGCCCACGTATTACGCACG